GAAATACAACTCTTCCTGTTGGTTCCGGGGCTGTTCCAAATTTATTAGATTTTGGTATTACATTCCATGAGGCTAAATTTGTTGCCGAGTATAGCAAAGACTTCGATGAATTACGAGCAGCTAAAGCTGCTAAAATCGTAAGACCAGGAATGTCCAAATCAGATATTGAATATATTATAGATAAAACACTAAGCAATCCCAATGTAGCAAATGCTTTACAAAACGTAGTACAAGATCAAATCCAAAGAACATTAGTGACATCAGACCGTACAATTACACAAATTGCTAAAATGGCATTTGCAGATCCTATAGAGCTTTACAATGATGATAATACCTTAAAAGATATGAAAGACATTCCATATGCTATTAGGGTCTGCATAAGCGAAGTTACACATAATAATTTATATGATGGACATGGTGCAGATAGAAGAGTTATTGGACAAACCGTAAAAGTAAAATTGCATGATAGTCTTAAAGCATTGCAGATACTTTTAAAAGATTTTAGGGATAAGGGACAAAAGATGCAAAATATTAATCAGTTTAATATTTTTGGTCCAAGTAACTTTAATTTGCAAGACCGTATTAAAGAACTGAGTGATAATGAATTAGACACTTTGTTGAAACTAACCAATACCGGAAAAGAAACAGAAATAAAACAATTACCGGAATCGGTTGAAATAGATGAATCTGAAATGAATGTAATTGATATGGCTAGGAAAAAAAGCAAAGAAGATGGTATTGAATTATATAGTATTGATGAATTAAAGGAAATTGAACAATGCAGCTTAGACAAATAAAATCTTTTTTAAATAATCCGAATGCACTATTATCAGACAAATGTTTAAGATCTTTTTTTAGCTTTGTTGTTGAGTTTTGGGATGTTGTTGTAAATGATACACCAATATTCAATTGGCATATTCCTTACATATGCGGTGAAATGACAAAAATGGTCAACCGTGTTTCCAAAATGCAACCAAGTTTGTATGATCTAGTAATAAACATCCCACCTGGATCAACAAAATCACTTTTAACAACTGTTTTCTTTCCTGCATGGTGTTGGGCAAAATGGCCTCATTTAAAATTCATTAAGACAAGTTATTCTAGTACGCTTTCTTTGGAACATGCTGAGGCCTGTCGTGATGTTGTTAAAAGCGATAAATACCAGACATTGTTTCCATACATCAGGATTAAACGTGATAAAGATAAAAAATCTAATTTTAAAATCCAATATCAGGATCAGGAAACAAAGATATGGAAAAATGGTGGCAACCTGTTCAGTACATCTGTTGAAGGAACATTGACAGGATTTCATGGACATTTCTTGTTAGTTGATGATCCAATAGACCCATTTAAGGCATATAGTAAAAGCCAGCTTGAAAATGTAAATAGATGGTTGGAACAGGTACTTCCAACTCGTAAAGTTGAAAAATCAGTAGTTCCAACAGTAATGATTATGCAACGTGTAGATGAGTATGATCCAAGTTGGGCATTATTAGAGTTAAAGAAACAAGGCTATCCGGTTAAACTGATATGTTTGCCAGGAATAGCAAAGAAAACAGCAGATAAACAAAATGTACACCCTGAAGAAGTAAGAAAATATTACAATAAACAGAATGGTTATCTAGATCCAATAAGACTAAATGACAAAGCACTAAATGACTTGGAACTGAAATTAGGTCAATATGGGTATTTAAGTCAAGTACAACAAAATCCTAAATCAGCAGGAAAGGGAATGTTCAAATCAGGAAAAGTTAATATCGTTGATTTAGAAACTTTCAATCTAGCACCAAAACTGATAAGAATAGTAAGATACTGGGATAAAGCTGGAACACAAGATGGAGGAAAGTTTACTGCTGGTGTTAAAATGGGGGCATTAAAAGGGGGAAAGTTTATTATTCTTGATGTTGTCAGGGGGCAATGGGGAAGTTCAAGAAGGGAAGCTAAGATAGATGAAACAGCTTTGGATGATTCAAACCAAGTATTAATTAAAATAGAGCAAGAGCCAGGATCAGGGGGTAAAGAATCAGCAGAGGCCACAAGAAACAGATTAAGAAACATGGGCATGAAAGTAAAAACAGATAGACCAACAGGAGATAAGATATATAGAGCAGATCCTTGGTCTGTTGTTTGGAATAGAGGGGATGTTTATTTGGTAGAAGCTGATTGGAATGATGATTATTTAGATGAGCATAAAAGATTTCCAGGAGGGACAAGGACTTTAAAAGATCAGGTAGATGCTTCAAGTGGTGCATATGCTGAATTATCTTTATCAGGAAAAATTGGTACTTGGTAAAAATAGGCCAAAATTTAAATTTAATCAAAAATTGATACCAATGTATTAAAAACGTTTTAAAATGAAATTTTACAAGTAAAAAACTAAAAAGAGGTGATATTATGGTACAAAGATATCTTGATAGGTTTGATAAAATTGAATGTGAAGAATTAAAATTGAGAAATACTGTCTGGAGAGATATGATTATGGACATATTTGGTTCACGATTAAATTCTGTTTCTGGGGGTGTTGATTATGATTTTAATGAGAATTGTTTAACATTTGGTTCTGGCGGTGATATTGATACTGCAGCAGATAGAGTAGGGGGAAATCAGGAAATAAACCATGATTTTAAGGTTGGTAATGTTATTTTTTATCCTCATATCCATTGGTTTCAAGGGGCAACAACAAAATATGAATTGACTATAAGATATAGATTTCAAAAGAACTTTGAAGCTAAAACAACCAGTTGGACTACTTTAGAATTGGTTGCAAATGATGGTTATGATGTAGTTGCTTATTCAGGATCAGGTACTATAAATCAATTAACAAGGACAAAAACACCTATTATTTTAACTGATGTTGGAATATCTGATACAATACAGATACAAATGGCAAGAACAGACAGTTTAGGTGGATCAATGAGTGTATATTTCTTTGATTTACATGGTGAAATAGATGGAATTGGTTCAAGGTGGGAAATTATAAAATAACTTTTATGTTGACTTTTTTGCAATAATGTTGTTTATATTATATAATTTAAGGATGTTTTTAATTTAAAAAGGTGTAAAATGTTTTAATTTGAAATTAAATTATAAATTGTATTAACAGGAGTTAAAGAATGAAAAAAATACTCACAATCATCCTTACATTATCACTTGCCATCACATCATACGCAGCAGACCTGAGATGGGATGCTTCAGACGGAGCGACAGGGTATAACATTTACTTTAATAATGATGGCTCAGAGGTTTACCCTTATTCCTATGATGCAGGGTCAGCAACCGAGGTGTTGGATATTAAGTCCACCCTGAATCTACAGGCAGGGGAAACCTACACGTTTGTCGCTACAGCTTACAATGCGATTGGGGAATCAGGTTACAGCAACTCAGCAGAGTGGACAGTACCGGACGATTATAATTCTGGTGGGAATAATCTACCAATTACCATCAATGCACCAGCAACTATAACAATAACAATAGAATAAGGATAAAATAATGGCTTTAACAGAACTTCAACTTCCAGCAAAAATTCAGTTTTATGACACAATCAGGCGAGCAGCTACAGACATCAATCGTTATTCAAAAAGATGGGAAGATTTATCAGAACTAATTGATCTGATTACAACCGATGATCTGGATACGATGGGAGTCCCGACAGGACAGATCAGGACAGATCTGATTAATTTTAAAACAACATTAAGTGAAATTGTAGATTTTATTAATGGCACAGCTACAACCCAAACTAATATACCAGCAGAAATAGTGGACAAACTTAGAGCGATTCAATAATGGCTATTGAGTACGATTCATATGAGTCTGGTATTGATTCCGGTTCAGGGTGTATCATTGATGTTCCGTCTAATACGCAAGATGGTGATTTATTAATTCTTGCCCTTAACAATGATAACGCAACGTTAATGTCTCCATCGGGTTGGACAGAAATAGAATACCTACGCTACGTTTCCAGTTCAGATAGTGGAATGTGGTATCGAGTCGCAGATACGGAACCATCATCATATAATTTTGGATCTTCATCCAACCAAGCTGGAATTATTGCATTATTCACCGAGTCGAGTTCTGGAACATGGTCTATTTCAGATAGTGGGTCATCTAATCAATCCCCATCAAGTTCGTCTTTAACTGTTTCAGGTGTGACCGCTGCATCAGGTGATGCTTTGGTTTTGCATTGGGGGAGTGATGATACCATTAGTGTTACAACATCACCAACAGATATGACTGAAATTGCGGTTATATCCCCTGCATCTTCCCAGGTTGGTATGTGGTATGAAGAAAACGCATCAGCACAAGATTATTCTAAGTCCCTGTCGTTATCTGGCGGTAACAATGGCATGGCACTGGCAGCTATTCATTTTGTATCATCTGGCGGTTCTATATTGCCTAGTAACGTGAATGACGGATTTTCAATTTCAGACGTTTCCGGGCGGTCTGCCATCCTGTCTGCAGCGGCAGTTGAATCGGTCAATTTTCAAGATACGGACCAGAATCTGGCCCTGTTTTTATCCCAGATCAGCGAAACAATTAATATCAATGATGCCGCCAGTGCTTTAAATAAAATCATCGGGCTGGTCTCGGACGGGATCGGTGTGGATGATGGTGCCGTGGTCCGGGCGGATCTGGCTGCCGCCTCCGTGGATTCTGTCCAGTTTGCCGAAAGCCTCCTGGTGCAGCTGCAGGCCCGGGCAGTGGCAAATGAATTAATCAACCTGGCGGATTCTGTATCATCTGATGAGTTCCAGGTGCTCCAGGCGTTTGTGACAGAGGCGCTTGAGTTTTCAGACAGTGTGTCCTCCCTGGTGGGCATGTTTGCCTATGCAGCTGAGTCTATCCAGATCAGTGACCAGGGCGTGGCAACGGCAACCTTTAACCTGGCTGCAGCGGATGTGGTCCAGTTTGCAGAAGCAGTGGGCACCATTGCTGCGCTGCGGGCTTCCATTGCGGATGGGATCAATATATCGGCCACGGCAATGGAGGTGTCCACCCTGCCGAATGGAAAAGTAAGTGTGAGTTTTTCTTTGAAGTCCCCGGGAGCTGCATTTGATATCAAGATCCCTGGGATTGATATGGACATGAAATCAGCAACAATTGTTTTTAATATAAAATAGGAGAGCGGAAAAATGATCGAAAAACTGATGGGAATGTTTAAAGGGTTCATCCTTGGCAGCGTGTTCAAGGTGGGCGGTGTGTTTGAGGTGGAGTGCTACGGTCCGGACGGCCGGCTCAAGTGGCAGGCCCAGGCCAAGAACCTTGTCACCAACGTGGGCCTGAACCATATCCTGGATGTGCTGCTGCACGGATCCACCCAGGTGAGTACCTGGTATGTGGGGTTAAAAAATGCGGGAACCGTTGCTGCTGCAGACACCCTGGCCAGCCATTCCGGCTGGACTGAAAATACAAATTATACCGGAAACCGGCAGGAATATGAAGAGGCAGCTGCTTCCAGCCAGAGCATTACCAATTCAGCCAATAAAGCCAGTTTTTCCATTGATACCGATTCCCAGACCATTGCCGGTGCTTTTCTTGCCTCTGTGGCCACCGGGACCAGCGGGACCCTTCTGTGTGCTGCTGACTTTACCGGCGGGAACAAGTCCTGTGACAATGGGGATACTCTGGAAGTAACTTATACTATTTCTGCATCTGATGCATAAGAGGTGATCCATGCAGATGATCAGTGATATAAAACCGGCGGAAAAAGGAACTGCGGTGGTCACCCTCACCTTTACAGATGAGGACGGCAATGCAGTTGTTAATGCAATTGCATTAACATCAGGAAATTTTGGATCACCAGTAAACAATTCTTCAGCAGGAGCAGGAAGAAAAATTCAATGTCTTGTAAGTTCTGCAAGTGATATGAAAAACATATCAGTAAACTCAGCAGGATCAGCAACAAAAGTTGCATTGAAGAATTCAGCAGGAACAATTACATTGGTAGAGGCATCTATTTCAAGTTCTCCTGTAAGTTTGGGTGCTTCAGATCAGGTAAATTTGTCTACTTTTTCAGTAATTCTTAGAGACCCGACCTAATAGGTGAAATATGACAAGACAACAAATAACTGTAAAGCCATCTGAAAAAGGATCAGCTATAGTAACTGTTACTCCAACTGATGAAAATGGACTTGAACTTGAGATAAGTGATTTAACAAGTCCTGCATATCAGTTAATGATGATTGATGGTACTGTTGTAAATGAAAAGACGTTTACAAATTGTCCATTAACAGCTTTGACTTTTACATTGACAGGTGATGATCTTGCTATATTTGATTCTGAAGATAATGGCTGGAGGGTTCTTGCTTTTAAAGCATTGTATGACAGTGATGCTGGAAATGATCTTGTATTGAAAGAAGAATGTGAGTTTGAAATAGACAGAATACTGTCAGAAGATGATGACGAAGCATCATGAGGCAGATATGATTAAAAAAAGAATAAGCAATAAGAAACTTGGTGAGTTTGTCCAAAGGTTGAATGCAGTTTCACAAAGAATGAAATATGCTGAAACTCTTGGACAAACTTATGGTGGTGATAGGGATTTGTATCAAGCTCTTGGTTATAAAAGAGAGCTTAGATATGAAGACTATTATAAGATGTATAAAAGGGGTGATATTGCAAAGACAATCATAAACAAACCTGCAAATGCTGTTTGGGGAAACCATCCTAAAATAAGTGAACAGGATCAGAAAGTAATTGATACTGATGAAGATAGTTTAAACAATCAGTGGAAAAGGCTTGTAAAAGAACACAATCTTTATTCCCAAATATTAAGACTTGATAAATTATTAGGATTAGGCAGATATGCTATTCTTTTGTTTGGTTTTTCTGATTCAACTGAGTTTTCAAAACCATTAAAAACTGAAGATGATACTGAATTGCTTTATATTCACCCTTATAGTGAGGAAAGTGTTAAGATTCAAAAGTATGTATCAGCTAAAAATGATCCTAGATATGGATTGCCAGAAATGTATCAGATACAAACTGTAAATCCTGAAACAAATACAAAAAATCAAGCAATGCTGGTTCACCATTCTAGAGTTTTGCATGTAGTAGAAGACCCTTTAGAAAATCAGATATTTGGAACACCAAGACTTGAAGCAATATTTAACAGGTTAGAAGATTTGCAAAAACTGCTCGGTGGTAGTGCAGAAATGTTCTGGCGTGGTGCAAGGCCAGGATATGCAGCAATGGCAGATAAAGATGCTACTTTTGGTGAAATTGATTCTGATACAATGAAGGAACAGTTTGATGAATTTGAACATAACTTAAGAAGGTGGATTACGGTACAAGGTGTTAAGATAGAAGACCTTGCACCGCAAGTAAGTTCCCCTAAAGAACACATAGATGCACAAGTTATGTTTGTTTCAATGGTTACGGGTATACCAAAAAGGATATTAACTGGTTCTGAACGTGGTGAGCTTGCAAGTACACAGGATGAAAAGGTATGGAATAATTTAATCAGGGATAGAATGTCTACATTTGCAGAGCCACAAATATTAAGACCTTTAATTGATAAATTGATTGAGTGCAATATACTTAATACAGAAAAAGAAGATTATATTGTTACATGGCCTAAGATGTCTGCAATGGGTGAAAAGGAGAAAGCAGATATTACAAAAATGAGAGCACAAGCAATTGCTGAATACCTGAAAACTCCTGGAGCTGATATGCTTATTCCTCCTGAAATATGGTTAAGGGATGAATTTGGCTATACAGAACAGCAGATAGCAGATATTGAAGATATTGTTGGTGGTTTTGATTCAGATATGTTTGGTGAAGATAAAGTTGAGCAAGTAGAAGATTATCTAAATCAGGATGAAGAATAGTGCCTACTTTAACTGAAACATTTAGAATTGATCCAACAAGGACTTTGACTATAAGGAAAAGATATGAGGCAAATCTATATAAGAGGTTCAGAAAGCTTAAAGGCGATATAAGAACTTCTTTGATAACAAATGATGCTTTTGGTTTAAGAACAAATATACCAATAGGAACAAGGCAG